TTCCAACGCCACGGAAAGCTTGAATTTGAAGACGCTTAGGCCCATGCTGAAGATAGTCTGCGATTGCATATTGTGCTCGTGTGGGTGCGGGTAAATCAAGTTGATCCCATAATGCTTGTAGGAATAGTTTAAAGTCGTCTTGGAGGGCGGTTATAACGTCTGTCATATTTTAACTCTAGGAGATGTTACTTTCTGTCGAGAACCACGAACGTTAACTTTTGAAGGAGATGTGCCACTGACTTTACCTTTTCCAGTTGCCCACTTTTTCTGACCTTCTAAATTTTTAAAACTAGATTCTACATTGTACGCTCTTGCATCTTCGACTGTAACTGGTTTCATACCAAGAGCTTCTCTTAATGCCTTTTGATCTACACTAACATTACCTCTTTGAACAGCAACACCTTCTCTTTGCATATTCCATTGCCGTTCTAAAGCTCCTAAAGCATTAGTTGTTCTATCTAAACGTTGTTTAGCTTTTGCTAAAGCTGCGGCATCAGCTATTTTAACTAAAGCCCATGCTCCAGGTCTTGCACCTGGTACTGGAACCATAGTAAGACCAAGTGCTAATAGTCCTGTTATAGCTTGACCGCCACTTAAAGCAAGATCAATTTTAGCATCTTGATCACTAGGATCTGCCATAACAGCGACACCATCCCAAACAGCACCTAAAATATCACTACCTACATTAACTAAAGGATTCTGAGCCATTCCACCAACTTCTAAAGCTTGTCGGATTGGTCCTTTTTCTTTAATAACTCTTAAAAGAGTTTTACTAATACCTTTAATATTACCTTTAGCTATTTTTGTATATCTTTCTAAACCAATATTTTGTCTTAAAGCATTTCCAGGTTCTACTTTTTTAGTTGGTTTAGCAATCTTACCTCTAGTCTCCCATTGACCAAATATAATAGCTTTATTAGCAGCTTCTACATTTGCTTCATGAGTTAAACCATGCCACTCTGAAAGTTCAGTCCATCTAGTTCTACCTTTTCCTGTTGCAGGAAGTTTATCTAACCATTCTTGACTAGTTACAAAGTCGGCACCTTGTGCTTTCTTACTTCTTACTTGGAATTTATTTAAATCCTCTTCTATAACATCAGGAGCATTTGTATCTGTTCCAAAAGCTGGACCTCCAGAAGCTTGAGCAGTAACAGTATCACCTAATTTACTTACATTTACATGGGCTGAACCTTCTACATTCTTATGAGAGTCTTTACCTAAGGCAATAAAACCTTCTTCTTTATTACCTAATATAATATTATCTTTCCAAGCTGTTTGAGAAAAGGCTCTATATTCTTCTAAACCTTCTGCACGTATTTTAGGATCACTACTTCCTAATTTTATACGGGTTGCATCTGTGAATGGTGCATAAGACGCTTGAGAATCAAAATGATGTATTTCTAATTGACGCCAAGTTTCAGGATCATAGAATTGTTTAGCAGTAGCTTCAAAATCAAGAATCGTTCCAGGCGTAGCTTCAGTAAGCATCTGCAAACGATCAGCTCTTACCTGCATTCCTACAGCAGCTGAAGTAGTTAATTTACCCGTAGAAGTAAATCTAGTTTTAAATACAGCTTGACCGCCTCGTTCAGCATTAGCTTTAACCTTACCTTTTTGATCTAATTCAGGTGATAATAATTCACCTTCAACATCTTTAAAATCTCGCCAAGCAATACTTTTTAAACTTACTTCTTTATCACCAACTTTAGTTTTAGGCCATTTACTAGGATTTGTACCATATTTAGCCTCATAAGGTTCAATATGTTTTTTCCATCTTTTTTGGTATTCTAATTGTAATTCTTCTTGACTTAAACCTGGATTACTATCAGCGAAGGTATTTTTAGTATAAAGATTCTTAAATTCAATGTCAGTAGCTGGTCCTCGTTGTTCTGCCATACTACCTCCTTATCTTCAAACGACTCTTCCTATTGATACTAGGCTTTTGAAGGCTTCCACCTTTCTTTTTCTTAGGATCATGAGCGGCATCCTTCCCATCTCCTACCTTACCGCCTAGTTTCTTATCCAGTTTAGCTGACTCTACACGTAATTTGACGCCTTTCTTAGTCTTATTGTACGCTTTTTGTTGTGATTTGTGGTTGCCATTAGCGTACTTAGGTCCACTAAACCGAGATTTTGCCATACATACTCCTCTTTACAAGGTCAGGGTCTACTTTAGGCATAACATTTGCCAATTTGTTTAATGGATTACCATCATAGGCAATACCTGTGACATCATTTGTTTTAAGCCAGTCACAAGCGGCTTTCAATTCATGAGCTGAAGCCTCGCCACTTTTGATTCGTTTGAGGAATTCATTAGTGACGAGGAGATGAAGTTCATTAAATTGATCTTCAGTTGCTTTCTTCATTGAAAAACTTTTCTCTAATCAGTTTAACTGCCTGATCATCAATCTTATTATCAGTTCTAGCTGCTGCAACAGCAAGTAGATCTACAATTAGATTTTTAACGGCATCAGTTTGGATGAATGAGATTAATAGTGGTTTAATTAGGGTGATCATCATGGTGAATTTAGCGTTTGTCTAGGGTGCCACGAGTGGCTTTGGTTGAAAATTTGCCATTACCTGGCTTTGGTTCATCTTTAGAATGTAGTCCATCGAATACTGTTTTAACAGCAACGACTTCTTCTTTCTTGACTTCCTTTTTTACTTCTTCTTTAACTGCTTCTTTAGTTTCCGCCATTAGTTTCTGTAGATTGTGTTTTAAGTAATGAGACAATGGGGACTATATCACTGCACATATGTTCAACACGTGAACCAGGTCTAAAGGTAAAACCTTTCTTCATTAGTTCAGCGCATTTTAATGAACGTACAAGTTCATAATCTACCCTCATTTTTTCATTCTGACGTCTAGCTAGAGATTTACACATCTCAGTAATAGAACTATCCAGAGGAACCATGAAGTTTAATTGAGCACCGTAGTTCCAGCCTCTCGAATAACTTTCAGGATCATAAGGTTTATTCTCACTAGCTAACCAGAAAGGAGAAAAGGTCATGGTAGGCCCATTACAGGCTATACCACGACCATTATATCCTCCCATTTGTTGTCTACTAGGGGCACCATTATTCTGAAACTGTACAGCTTGATTAGTAACATTGCCTGTAGCAGTGGACTCTGGTGCCGCTGTATTATATGTTTCGTTTCCTTCAGCGTAGACAGGACTCGCTATTGCGAGAAGACCGATAAGGAAGTAGTTGTAGCGTTTGTTGTTATTGTTCTGTCTATGTCGATTGTTTCTAATAGAACTAAACCAGTTGTTGCATCTGCTGCTCTGGTTACTGTCTCTAATTGAAAGTCTTCTCCAGCTGTAGTTATGCTGAATACAGCGTCTGAGGCTGTTATACCTCCGTTTGAAGCTGAAGTAGCTGTAACATTGGTTCCAGTCCAACTGTTTAATTCTCCGCCATAGACTTTTTGTTCGACCGTCTCCGTGACAGTCTGAACGGTTGTGGTGGTAGCGTTCATTGAGCCTTGAGTAAAGGCTGGAGTAACTGTATTTGCTCTTGCTACCGAGGGGGATAACAGTGCTAAGAGTATTAGCCATCGTTTCATTCGTCTTTCTTTTTAGCCATAGGACAGTTTATGGGTGTATTTGTACCTTTACCTTTAGAATTGGATGTGTTCAAGCCAAAAGTAGCAAGTGCACCAGTAAACACACTGGCAACGAACGTGATATCGCCACTTGATCCTTTCTTGATCATCGGTAATTCTACATAGTTAAGGGTAATAATAAAGCCAGCCCAGACAACAACACCTAAACGTACAAAAGTACCTAGGATTTGAATCTGTTCTTCTTTATCATCTATTCCATCTTTTAGCTTATCCAGCAGGTTCTTCTTTTGTGGTGTTTCCATTAAGTTTCTTTTGGATGCGTTTAGCTAACTGCATAATGATAGGTTTGAACACTTTCACACAATGTTTAAATAAACTTGTAGCAGTTAATGTAGCAGCTACCGAGATAAAAGCTGTAGTAGCTGCTGTTACCATTATTTCTTCTTGAGGTACTGGTATTGTAAAATCAGTAAATGGTACATTAACTCGCTGTACTTCTGCTGCTGTTGGTTCATTATCTTCTTCATCCTCTTCTGTACCAGCTGGACCTCTTAAAGCACCAGATGGAACTAGCATCGGTTTAAAAGAAGGTAATACCGCCTTAGGTGCATCCAAATTAGGACGCGGTAAAGGCGGAACTTGTGGTAAGATTTGAGGTGGAAGATTTATAGAAGGACCTAATCCGGTTCCCATGTAATTGCACCACCTGGTACTTTATCACGTTGTCGCTGTGTAGATAGTCTTAACCAATTAGCTGGATACTTAGTACCTTCTATATCAGTAAAAGGTTTATCCATAGGAAGATTTTTATCTTGATATTTATATCCCATTATAATGCCCTCGCTGTTTTTAATGGATGAGAAGCAAATGCTGCATATACATATACACCATTATTTGCATTACATCCACTATCTGTATCTCTTACCTTAAAGCCATTTGCCAAGAAATCAAAATTGGTATCAGTACTAATTCCATCAAATTCGGCATCATGACCTTCTGCTTTCAATCTTCTTTTTATTGGGTTACCAGGTCCATCATGATCATCATCTCTTACAACATCCATGATCTGCCAGTTACTAGTAGAATCTATTCGTTTTTGAAGAAGATATTTTACACGAAAACCTGTATATACGAATGGACCGTTTTCATCACCATTCCCTATATATTGTCCAAAGCTAGAATAGCCTGATATTGGAGTCCAAGCATACCAAATGTAAGTTCCATTATTTGTACTATTTACCCCAGGTCCAGCAGTGTATACAGTATTAGTAGGTGCTGTATCATTCCAGTAACTACTGTCATCTGACGCTGCAGTTGTATTCAACACTAATGCATCAGTTTCATCGTATGCTTTATGGTGATAAACATACCAACCAGCACCAGCACCATAATTTTTAAGAATTATAAACTCAGGGGTAGCACTTAATTCATGACCAATAGTTGCAGAAGAACCATCACCAGTAAATGTACCCATACTAAAACCAGCTGTAGCGTTTACCCACTGAGCAGTTGGTGTAGTACTTCCATCTGTTGAAGCGGTTATTGCAGCTGTACCTGCATCCCAAAGCCAAGCTACATATGTCTCCCCATCTGAGTTATAAGTCTCACCGGCTGTTTCTTCAATACTAATACCATCATCATCAAAGGTAGTTAAAGAACTCCAAGCATCAGAATATTCTGGTTCAGCTTTATTAGCTGTTAAACTTCCTTGTCCTCTAATTCTATCAAATACACGATGATCGTATCCTGTACTTCTACATTTCAGCCATGCTAAATCAGGACTAAATGAGGATTTAATTTTCTTAGACCCATCAGTAGTATCATCACCTGTATATAGTTTAATATCAAAATATTTAGATGGATTGTTTACTTCCTCTCCACTGAATGTATCTGGGAGATTTTGGGTACATAGACATTTATAATCTGCAGATGGTCTATTAGACCCAGCATTAGTATATTTGAATGCTCTTTGTCCAAAGTTAATATTATATTCAGCAGCATTTCCAGCACTTGAAGAAACAAGAATTGGAGTATAAATACCACTCATTCCTGTACGAGCTGCAGTACCACTATTTTGAATAGTACCATTTTTCCAGAAATAGATAGCTCCATTATCAGCATCCCACTGGACACCTATAATATCTCCTTTTGTGTAACTATTTCCATAAGCTGAGCTAGTTCCATTTATATGTTTATCACCACTACTTTGATATATAACAGCATCACCAGTACCATTCCAAGTAGCATGATAATCATTTGGTTCTTTATTTATACCAATCCCTGATGAATTGAGAGTAGATAGTTCTTCAACTTCCCAATACCATTTACCTGATGATGCACCTATTGTGGCAGCAAGTCGGGTATCTGAACCATCAGCAGCTTTAGCGTATAAATTACCTTGTAATAAAGTCCAACTACCATAACCATAATCTAGGTTAGTTAATGGGTTCATTGTTGCGTAGTTACCTCGTACTTCTCCACCAACACCAGTGTCTCCAGCAGTTGGTTCATAATTTGTTGGAGTGTCGACGAGGGAGTCTGTTTGAGCTACAGGTTCACCAAAGGCAGTACCTGTAATAGTCATTGTGCACTGTCCACCGCCAGCACCTTCTGGACGTAAATATCGTTTAATAGATGAGGTAACGTCAGTTGTAGTGCCACTAGTGCTTATATAAGTACTACTACTCTCTGTAAGAATAATTTTATTTTGATTGTTGTATGTAGCAGTCCACGTAGAGCCATCATCAGATTCAGCCATATAAATATCATTAGCACCACTAGTGTGTTCAATAGTTATACTAAAAGCGTCACCAAGTGATTCTCTATCTATATATAAGACTGTATTGTTTCCGTTGGTAACAACGGTATCTCCACTGGAAGGATTCCAATCACTAGCACTAGACCAACTGGTACGAGAATCTTTTTTGAATCCAGTATTCCAAGCTCCGGTACTACCAGTAATACCTGCTACATTTATATCATTAACCGTGAAGTCGTTGCGGGTTAGAGCTGTGAAACTAGCAGTGTATTTTGCAGTACCTTTATAAATT